CATAGATGCAGCTAACTTATCAATAACATCCATTTGTTTAGCGGCTGCTACCGATCCAGTTTGAGCTATTCTACCGAAACGTTCTAATGCTGCATTTAGTGGATTGGATGAATTTATTATATTATTTAATGCAGTGTCGAGATCTTCACCAGCTACTGCTGTATCAGAAATCATTCTTCGTAATGCTGTACCACCACGACTGCTTTCCACAATCATGTTAGACATTACACCAAGAGTTGCTACCACCTTTTCAAATGACATATTAGATAGCCCTGCAACAGAACCAACATATTTCAATGATTCAGTATACTTCTCTAAGTTTAAGTTTGTATTGTTAAATGTGTATGATAACCCATCTACAACTCTCTGAGACTCTGTTGCTTCCATATTGAATGCTCTCAGAGTACCTGAGACTGCTTCTGCGGCATAACCTAAATCTTGGTGGAAAGCTATACCTAAATCACTAATATGCTTAGTCATTTCTATAGCAGAATTAGCTTTGTAACCTTTCCTTGTTACCACTAACAATAGATCTGCGTATTCTTGTGCTGTCCTTTGTGTAGTTTTACCTAGTTCAAGAGCCATGTCTTTGAGTTTATTAAACTCAGCTTCCGTGCCTTGAACAGCACCCTTAACCTTAATCATTGCGAGTTCAAAGCTTGCAAATTCTTTAACAGCATGGACAGCAAATCCACCACCAATAGCTCCGAGAGCCATAGTTACACTTCCGGCTATCTTTGTTACATCAGTGGCAAAGGTTTTTAGTAATCTTGTTGTTTTTTTTAAATCTGCTCTAAATGCTCTACTCTTTAATGAGAGCCTTATCGCGATTGCTTTATTTTGATTTTTTGCCATGTCTGGTTAAATTTGTATATTAATCACCAAACTTTTTAGCAATTTCAGATTCGGGCAAAGTTGCCCATTCGTGTATTTTCTTCTTACCCTTATACTTCTTATCAGATGGTAGTGGCATGAATTTCTCAATAGTCATGTTCTTTGGTAAATGTGGTGATACACTGCTATATGCAAGTGTGCGCACATTAAATAACATTTCTTCTGATTCATCATGTCGTCTCTTACTATACCCTGCGGATATAATACTAAACTCTGCCATCGTTAGGCTTTGAAAGTAGTTTATATCTAAGCCAATATAACCACAAGCATAAGAATAGAAATCATCCCAAGTAGGGGGAGAATCTACTTCTTCTCCCCCGCTTAGTTTTTTGAATCTGTGGCTTCTGTGCCGTTATCAGTTAAATCAGTTTTAGTTGATTCTGTCAGGTCGTTAAATACCTTAGACAACTCATCTGGATTAGATGTGATAAATTCCAACATTTCTAAATGAGAAGGTCTGGTGTCTGATTTTAATGCACATAGCACTAAATGAGAAATATTATCCATATCTTCAAATGATGGGTCTTCAAGCATTGCTTGTAAGAAACTATCTAATTCTGATGGTCTTTTTATACCAACTATTTTACTAAACTCTCTAATAGCTAAAAAGTCAAATTTTACTTCGTATTTTTTATTGTTAATTTCCAATTTCATTGTTGTATATTTTTGTTAATTGTTATACTATGGTGTTACTGTTTTTGTTAATGGTCCTATACCTGTAATAGTATATGATGCTGTTGCATTCTCTCCTGCATTACCAGCAGAAATACTAATATCTGTAATGTAACCTTCGCCTTCATAAAACCAACCTTCATTCAAGAAGCTATTTGGTGTGGCGTATTTTATTTTCACCAATTTACTTTCTTTACCTGTAGCACAGTCTGGTTGACCAGTACCGTTAAAATCAGGTATCATCAACATAAGTAAATCATCAATTATAATGTCACTCTCTGTATGTGATACATCTGTTGATGCAGATACAGCAAATAATTTCTCTCCTGAAATACTCCATGAATATGTTCCTGGTGAAGATGAATTCCATACACCGTCATCCTTCGATTTGGTGTCTTTTAAAGATGCTGTTATTGATAAGTCAGCAGATTGATCTGTGTAACCTATCTTATAGGTTGTTCCATCATCTGAACTTATATGTAGACGTAAAAGTCCACCGTCTATTATTCCTGTTTCCATTGCCATATTACACTACTTTAAATTCTAATTCACCAGTTCCCTGTGCTGCGAAAGAATATGTTACATTCTCACCTGCATTACCAGAGCTAACACTCATTGAATTAATTATACATTTACCAGTCCAATATCCGTCTGCTACAGTTGGTGTGGCAAGCTTGAATGTTACTTCTGCTCCACTAACCAAATAAGCATACACTTCGGATGGTGTTCTACCTGTTCCTGTATAAGTTTCTGAAACATATAATGCTTCTCCACTAATACTAAATCCTTTTATTCCTTTTGTTGATGATTTCCATTCCCCTGACAACTTAACTGTTGTCTCACGGGTGTTATGTTCTATGCTTAGTTCAGATGAAGTGTCTTTTGCAACAACAACACCATCAATATACAGTCGTAACAACGAACCATCTAATATGTCTCCACAAGCCATTTTTTGTTTATTTTTTTGTTAATATTCTTGATTTTGCTACTTGCAAATCAATCTCTGTTCCTATTTGTTTTATGATCTTCTCTCCAGTGGAAATAGCATGTATGTCGAAACCACGTTTTAGGTATGATAAATTATTATTACCCGAACCTGTTTTCTTTTTACCTTCTCTAATTTTCCCTGTCCACCAGCCATCTTTATGATGCCTATCTTTAGTCCCTTTTTCAAATATAGTACCTAGCTCACCGCCTAAATTATATACTGGTTGTATCCATACGGATACCATACCCAATACCTTACTTGCTTTAGATCTGAACCTGATACTATTTGATAATTTACCAATATCATCAAGTGAATTAAGTGCTTTACCCTTTACATCTGCAAGCATTGCTGCTCCAGCAACCTTTAAGGATCGTCTAGCTACACTAACTTGTGTTAACTTATCTCCAAGTTTGTCAAGGTCTCTTTCGAGTTGTCGCAAATCACTTTTACTTATCTGTAATGAATTCTCGTTTACGATAGCTTACCTTTCTTGTCTTTAACAGAATATATCTGAACACCACGAAAGTTTCTTGATTTCTTATCGAAATCTTCATCCTGTGATTGTAATTGTATATGATCTGTTTGGATGGTTGTGCCATCTGTTAAGATTATTCCTTCTAAAGCATCACGAACCTGAACAAATATAAGATGCATCTCTTTGTAAGTCATTGAGTTTACGTCAATTGCAATGGAAATATCATCTACAATACTTTTAGCGTCAAATACTCCTTCTTTAACATATTCAGGATTGTCTATAAATGTCTTATACCTTATGTAAGGTAACTCCTTATTCTCTGGTGCTTCTATTGGAAATATTTTGTGGTTAACTAAAGCATTTAATCCAACATGGGCATCGAGAACTGCTCCTAATAATACACCTATCATACGCCTAAGTTTTCGTCTTTCGACAAGTTACACCTGATATGAGTTGACTCTTCATGGGTGTGGTAAACATATTTTACTCGATACTTTGTATCTTTAAATATAACTACCATATCTTCATTTATTGCAAAATCATACCGTATCTTAAATTCCATTGTCTCTGATGGTGCTATTTGCCCATCAAGCTCCTTTATAGTCCCACCAATAGACTTTCTGTCAGCTCTTACTGTTCTGTATAAGGTAAGTGTTATCTCTTCTTCAAGGAACTCATTTTTAGTCCTAGTGAGATTATATATCCCTATCTTATATCTTAATTCGCCAGCCCTTATCATATCAATTTAATATATGGGCTAAGTAATGCTATTACAGCTCTGTTAGCTTTTGATTTATAATCATTATAGCCACTTCTTTCATGGTCATATAATGTCGCCATCTGAATGAGAATCGCAGCGTAAATGTCTTCTGGGATACCTGTGTCTGGATAACCAGATTCGTATACCATTTCTAATTTAGCTTTTGCTTCTCCATAAGTAGAATCAATATATAAGTCAACATAAAACTCATCTTCAAAAAAGTAATAATCATCATTAGCTTCGGTAAGTACTGTTTCTGTTCCATCCGCTGCTGTATATGTTATACTTGTAAAGGTTATAAACGGGACTTCTTTTATCCTTAGTGTTCCACCTTCAAAATTAGATACTTTATGCGTTACCGTGGTGTGGAAGATATTCTGTCCAACAATCTCTCCACAAAATTTTGCAGATGCAGTTATTAACCTATCTATGATAGTATCATCATCTGTAAAATCGTCTTCAATATTTAGTTGCTTACGACCTTCGGCTGTTGTTATAGGAAAACTGTCAATTACTCTTTTTATTACTTCGTGTGTCATTTTCCTTTATTTTATTGTTTAAATAATAAAAAGGGGCATTCTTTACGAACACCCCTTTAAGATATTAACTTATTCTCCTAGACTAGGGAATTAAGTTTATCATTGAGAATGCTTCGGCATTTCTAACCTGAACATCTACTAATCTATTTACGGTAATTTCAATTTTACCTTTCTTTGCTCCTGTGTAAGGGTCAACGATAATTTCAATACCGTCCCACATACCTACAGTTGCGTGATTCCAATCGCCATATACAATCTCTGATGTTGGGCAATAAGTTGTTCCAAAACAAGGATATCCATCGAAAGTTTCTCCAGAAGAGAATTTTCCATTAATAACTGTACGGCTGTCACCATCAGTTACAGGAGTAGCTTTCAATAAAGCATATCTAGCTCTGTCAAATACAAACTTACCATCTACTTCTACAAGAGATTCTAAGTTAGTTAATGCTTTTGCATCAATTGTTAATGCTGAACCATCTA